CATCCGGGTTTTCAACGATCATGCGCTTAACTGTGGATTCATCCCACAACATGAAATCGCAGCTTCCAACGGCTTTTTCGATGGTATACGCCGTATAGTTGCGGTTCAGCGCGTAGATGCGCGGCATGCCACCATTTACATATGCAGCCGCGACTTCGTTTGCATGCGTCATGCGCTCTGCTACCTTCTTTTGCAGCGCCTTGAATCGCTCGCCGCGCCCCATTTGGTTTAAGCGCCATTGTTTGTAATACTGTTCTGTGATTTCCCCTGAATCAAGCCGCGCTTTTTGCTCCGCGTCCCGCTTGGCAAAATGGTTGAAATAATCGTGGATTGTTTTGTCCAGTTCGTCATACGCCCTGCGGTATTCATTCGATATGCGCCGTTCGAGCTTTTTCAGTTCTTCATCCGTCCATACGTGGGCTTCATCGGGTTTCATCCCTTACGCCCCACGATGCACAGCGCAAGCAGCGTCACGCAGATTATCAATGTGTTAATTGTCGATGTCGCCATTATTACCATCCTGCCCTTCATCATTGGGGATGCTTTCAATCCGTCCTAAATCCTCGGCAGTCTTGCGTTTCATCATTTCATCGTATTGGTCGATGTCTCCAAGGATGGTCATAAGCTTCTTGGTGATATATTCATCGTCGTAATACGGCGCGCCAAGCAAAACCGTCTGTGTTTCCTCAGATTTGTTTATGATCTGATTCCGCGTATAGCTCGGGTTATCGCTGATTCCCGCGATTTCAAGGATGCCGTGGATGAAGTCAGTCACTTGCCGTTCAAACCTATCTGCCTTTAAATCCAATGGAACATAACTTGCCTTAATCGCCGTAGCCGTCTGATTGCCCGCTGAAACCGCCGAAGCATCGAAGCACTGGAAATCTTCATACAGCTTCTTTTTCAGCATGTCAATTGTGGTGTTCGTCCCCTGATACGGAGCCTCAATCGTGTGTGCCGCTACATTCGTGTTATCTTCTGTATGAGCAACGTGCAGTGTTTTGATGCGCTCCATGAATTTCGCATCGTCCATATCGTCCATGCCCCCGGCATTCGTCAGCACCCAATAAATCAGGTTTCCTTCGTCGACATTGTTGACCATGTTGGAACAGGCTAAATCCAGCGCGTCAATGCTGTTGCGTTTGCCCAATAGTTCTGATGTGCACCGCCTGTTGTTTTTGAGCGGCACAATCGGAAAGCCTGGATAATTGTCGCCGTCAAATATTTCCGTGTTGTTCAGCCCATCAGTGCGGATATACTTTTGATACCGCTGCTTTGGCCGCAGGACTTCCATATCCTTGTTCTTTGGTTGGAAGTATTCAGTATACCCGTCTACTTCGTACAGCGTGGCGCGTAGCGGTTTATCGTTCGCAACCTGCCACCAGCGAATACCCGCCATCAATGCGCCGTTTTCCTCATCATACAGCGGGACAAACTCGGTCAGCTTAAACACTTGCAAGTGGTCTAAGTTCCAAAATCCGAACGAAACACCCATCACAAGTGCATATTCGCCCGCTTCCTGCAAACGCTGATCGAAGTCAGCGCCCAGCTTGTCCTTTGTTCCATTTTGCTCAAACGTTATTCCGTTGCCCAAAAGATACGAATTTTCCTGATCTACCGCGAACCCGAAAAACCGCGATGCAAGTTTGTGGTTCGCCGTCCACATGTCCTTATGCGCACGGCCTTTGAGGTCATATATGATTTTCTCGTAGCGGTTTATAGTCGGGTTTTCGCCATCATAGTACTGCTCTGCATCCAGCGCAATTCTATACGCTGCGCTGCCGCGATGGTCGTTAATGGCGGCGCGGATAAATTCCATCCTTTCGTGTTCGCTTTCGCCTACAGAGATTAAATCCTGATATGTTTTGATAGCCGGTCGCCTCCATTACGTCAAAATTGATTCGTATTTCGCCTTTCCCACCTTGTTCCGAAGCACAGTCATGGCAAAATAGCGCGTGTCATCCATCGCATGATCGTTTTCCTTGATTGGCCTGTCTTCCGTGGACTTTTCATCCCATCTATACAACCCGAATTCCCGGATGCAGTCTTTGCACGATCGATGAACCTTTATCGTTCCGTCGCGCAGATACCGCGCGGTGGTCGCTATGCCTGGAATAACATCATTCACAGCCTTACGTACAGTGAATTGCTTGTGTCTTTTGATTACTTCGATGAACGATGCCGCAGAAGGGTCAACGATCACACTTCGTATAGGCAAATCCCCCGCAAGCGTCACAAGCTCAGCGTGATATTCTTCATCGGTTTTGTTGTGGTGTTCATCACGCCCGGAATAATAATATTCCCGGATTCGTGTTGCCGTCTTGCCATCCCAACACCACAGCCCCGCCGAAAACGGGTTAAGCGTGCCGTAGTCGCAGGAGATATAATACTCGCCACAATCCGGCGCATCGTCAGTAATATTGCTTTCCCCAAAGTCATATATCAGACCTTCCGCAAGCACCCACATTCCGCGAACATATCTATCATAGAACACGCCCGCAAACATGGTCTGATACCGTTCTATCGTCCTTCCGGACAAACCGGGGTTATCCGTCATTTCGAAATGCAGATACAGCGCGTTCCGTTCTTTGTGGCGCTGTATCCAGTCCGTGTAAAACCAGTGCTGCGGGCTTCCGGGGTTGCACGAAAACCACAGCTTTGCACCGTCCACAGAACAGCGCGTAAGCGCCTGTTCTACAAACGAACGTGGCATTAGTACCACTTCATCCAACAGAACGCCCGCAAGCGTACGCCCCTGAATCAACGCAAACGATGATTCATCCTTGCCTCCGAACACTTCGAAATAGTTCTTGACCGCCCCGCGCGTCACTTCCAATACCTTGTCAGCGCGCCGCCATCGCAGCGTATAGCGTTCCTTCGCAAGCGACATGGATATGAACGGCACAACTATATTCTTTGCGGCTGAATCCACGGTCTTACCGCAGATTCCGAACCGATGACCACTGAATTCGCGCATTGCCCATTCCACAAACGCCCACATCATAAGGGAAGTCTTTCCGGAGCGTACCGCCCCATCGCAAATCAGCGCATCATACTCGGAATATGGAAATGCAAGGATTTTCTTCTGCTTCGCGCTAATCATCGCTTTCCA